ACGACGAGGAACGGCGTCAGGGCAAGAACGGAGGTTGGGGGCATCTGCTACCCAAGGAAACCGATGCCGACGAGGACTCCTACTGCATCGAGGGCCGGGAAGGCTGGAGGGTATTCGATGCCGGACAGTAAATATATCGCATGGCGTCCCGCTCACACATTCGACAACCACAAGAAGTTGGTCCAAGAGTTGTATTCCATCCTCGATCAAGCCGCGGTGGAGTACGATGAATCCGAGGACGTGGTGGACGATTTCACGGCATACCTCAAGGAATGGGCTAACCAGAGAGACCAAGAGCGTTAGACGACTGCCGCCGGTGGGCCGAATCTCTCGGCCCACTCCGAGAGTCGTCTAACGGGAGGGGAGGATGAGCGTCAAGATCATGGCCCAGGTCTGGGAATTGGAACTCTCGCATAATGCTCAGTCGGTATTTTTAGCCCTGGCAGACCACGCCGACGACGACGGCTATTGTTACCCAAGCGTCGGACGGTTGGCGTGGAAGACGGGTTACGGCGTCCGCCAGGTGCAGCGGACATTGAAATACCTCCGGGACCATAAGATGGCGATCCCCACCGGGTCAGTCGTTGGCGGTCGGCACAACACCGTCGTCTATAAACTCGACCCTTCCGCCGGCAAGCAAAAACCGCCCTTCCAACCAAGGACAGAACACCAGATATCAGGGGATATAAAGGGTGACAATATGACACCCTTTGACGATAAAACCGAAATAAAGGGTGACACCCAGGACGCGGAAAGGGTGACATCTGAGACACAAAGGGTGACACCGGAGTCGCAAAAGGGTGACATAGCTATGTCATCCGAATCATCAGTAACCATCACAGAATCATCAATTGAATCATCAGGCGCCAACAAATTCGATTATCCCGAATGGTTCCAACCGTTAACGGCCCTCAAAGGTTTTAAGATGACCGCTCACAAGACCGCCATCTTGTCCATCCGGGAGGGATGTGACGAGGCAGGCGTCAATGAGGCCGAGGTGGTCTTGAGTTTCACAGAGTATTACCGGGACGGCGGTCGGGCGGTCAACGGCTGGAGCGATCCGGTCGCCTCTCTGGTCAGGACTCTGCCTGTCCAGATCAACAAAAGCCGAAAGACCGACAAACGTCCCAAGACGCTCTCGGTCAATTCGACCGACTTTGCGGCGATGAAAGCCGCACAAGACGCCCGTCAATCAGGAGGTAAATGATGGCATTAAGAACCCTTGGGGAGGCTTTTGAGCGGCTCCGCTCCCGTGGTGAACCGCTCCCGGACGATTCCTCATGTCCGGTATGCGAATATTTCGATATAACCCATCCCGATGTCCGGAGGATACTGATCGACCGCGATCCAACAGGACGGCTCCTTAATATGGCCAAGTGTCGATGCGTGGGCCGGGAGGACCAACAGCGCCGGGACGACCAACTCCGACACGCCCAGGCTGCGCTTCCGGCTGGCGGGAGGACGTTCGACAATTTCAAAGGCCGACCGGGGACCGATGATATGCTGGCCGCGGCCCGAAGATTTGCCGGTCGTGCAGGTCCGAGGATGTTGGTGTTTGTCGGCCAGACCGGGACGGGCAAGTCCCACCTCTTGGAAGCCATCGGGCATCACGCACTAGAAGCCGACCGGACGGTCCGCTATGACCTGGCCTCGACATTCCTCAATAGGCTCCGGCATACCTATGATTCCGACTCCGGGGAGGATGTCCACGACCTGACGGCCTGGTATCAAAGGCGCCATACCGTCCTGCTGGACGATATCGGGATGGAGTCTGCGACCCCTTGGGTCCGGGAACAACTGACCACGCTGGTCGAGGAACGATTACATTCAGGAGGTTGGATGGCCCTGGCGACCAATCTCTCCAAGACGGCGATGGCTGACCGGATGGGCGACCGTCTGGCGTCCCGGTTATACGCTGGGAATCCAGAACTGTCCGAGGTCTCGCTTGTCATCAATACCGCGGAGGACTACCGAGCATGACTAGGACTTGCCCCGAATGTGATGGAGCCATGACCGCCGCACTCCTACGCCCGGACCCGCACGAGCCGCCGGTATATATGCTGATCTGCCCCTGTGGGCATTCGGAACCGGCGCCGGCGGACATCGAAGCCGACCAGGAGGACCGTCCCCGGATGCCGGGATTCTGAGGAGATACAAGATGACGATAAAGATCGGCGATCATATCCGGATCGAGGGGTGGTGTTCATGCAATGAGAAAATCTATTGCTGGCATGGCCCAAGAACAAAAGTCCTTCGTGTATTTTGGGACGGAGGGCTTTTATTGGAGAACAATTCCAATTATGTCCGGGTGGCCCATCCTGACGAGGTCCGACGCTGATGTCCACCTACAACAAACAAGCGACCCGCGTCCAGGTTGAGGTGGACGGCTATACCTGGCGGGTCCACGGTCGCCGGCATGGCCTGCGCTGGCGGGTCCACCTGGTCGAACTACTCGGCCCTCTCCCTCTGGACTATCCGGTCACGCCACGGTTCCGGGACAAGATACGCACCGCGTTGGCGAAAGCCTTGGAGATGGACGAGTCCGAGGTCGCCCGAATCCCCGCGGACCTGATCCTGGCGTGAACGTTCAAGTACTCATCACCGAAAAGGACTTCCAGGCGACCGTCATCGACCTGGCCCGATCTCTAGGCTGGATCGTGGGATTCACCCATGACTCCAGGAAGTCCGAACCTGGGGAACCAGACCTCCGGATGGTGCATCCGGTCCAGTACCGGGTCATCTTCGCGGAGCTCAAGACGATCAGGGGCAAGCTGACCAAAGGCCGGTACAACAAGTCCGGGCGATGGCTCCCAGGACAGGACCAATGGCAAGACGCCCTGATATCCTGTCCCGGCGTTGAATACTACCTCTGGCGCCCGGACGGCCTGGACGGGGAGATCGAGCAGATATTGAGGGAGGAATGATGGTATGGCAGAACGGTGGAATGTCTCGGAATATGTGGGAGTGTGCATTTTGCCGAAAACGAAGCCGAGTGGCGAAGCGCATCATCCTGACCATAGACAATGGGAACCACGGACGGCATTTGATGAAGTGCTGCGACCTGGAATGCCTCCGGCGCCTCCTGGCATTGTGGGAGGAGTTGGAAACAAAAAAGGCCGTTGATGCCTGGACGGGAACATCGAGCGGATATTGAGGGGATCGTGAGCAACCGAAAGCCAGTAGATAATCTCCAGCCCTGCCTCTCTGACCAAGTCCATTGGTGGATCATCGACGGAGCCGATGGCCCGACCAGTCGCGGTATATGTAGACATTGCCGGCAGACCCGCCGGTTTGAAAATAGCCTGATGCCCGATACCGTCACCGCGTGGTATCACTCCCGCTCTGCTGTCGATTACCGGGAGGACGACAAGGATTATTATGATCAGGAAACGCTCCAAGAAGACGGCGCGAATCTACCGGACCCAGCGAATCCCGTTGGTCAAGTCTCTCCTGGCTGAATCCAACTGTGAGAGGTGCGGCGGTCGAAACGATGTCGTCCATGAAAAGCTGACCAGGGCCAGGGGCGGCTCGATAACCGATCCGGACAATTGTGTCGTCCTTTGCAATCCTTGCCACGCTTGGGTCCACGCCCATCCCCGGCAATCGACCGAGGACGGCTGGCTGTTGCGGCGCTTCTCCTCCGAAATACCTTCTATTTAGAACATTTGACCGTTCTAATTTTTCAACGGCAAGTATCATAGATGCTGATAATAGTGCGTAAACGGTATCCATTAGAACAAAAGTTTTGTTTTTTGGAGCCTATTTCCCGGCCCTGTGGGGCGTTTTGTGGGTGTCGGGTATCGTCTGTATATAATTAGACATGGGACGGCCTTTCTTACACCGAAACATCCGTTCTAAAACTGGGGGAGTTTTTAGAACACTTTTCAACGGTCCAGATCATGCGGTATGTTAAGATTGCGCCATGACGATGAAAGACCGCGTCAAGGAACTCCGCCGAGTCCCGGCGTCCGAGCTCCGGGCCAACCCTAAGAACTGGCGGCGGCATCCACCGTCCCAGGAAGCAGCCCTGCGGGGCGTCCTGGAGGACATCGGATTCGCCGACGCGGTCATCGCCAGGGAGACCGACGACGGATTAGAACTCATCGACGGCCACCTCCGGCAAGAGGTCATGGGCGACCAATCCATCCCCGTCTTGATCGTAGACGTGACCGAGGAGGAAGCGGACAAGATGCTCCTCACTTACGACCCGCTGGCGATGATGGCCCACGCGGACACGGACCAGCTGCTCGGGCTCCTCCGGGACAATCCGTTTGAGTCCAACGCGGTGGCCGACATGCTGGAAGCCCTGGTCAACGGGGAACGGGACGTCATGCCGAATCTGCATGAACCGCCGGTAGATCCAGGCCCAGAGATAGACCGGGCCGACGAGTTGCAGGAGAAGTGGCAGACCGAGCGGGGCCAGATCTGGGAAGTCGGACGCCACCGGCTGATTTGTGGCGATGCTACGAGCGCGGAGGATGTGGCCGAAACTCTGAATGGGGCGAGTCCGTCTTTGATGGTGACCGACCCGCCTTATGGCATTGCATTAGATACTGACTATACACAAATGCCTAATGATTTAATCCATTCGAAGAAATATGATCGCGTTACCGGGGATGACCGGCCTTTCGATGCTTCAAAAGTCGCATTGACACTTCACTCCGTCCAGGAACAATTCTGGTTTGGCGCGAACTATTACCGGCAAACATTATCATCGGATGATGCTGATGGATCGTGGTTGGTTTGGGACAAACGGATTGAAGCCAATGACGCCCTGTTTGGATCGAGTTTTGAATTGATCTGGAGTCGCGTTGGTCATCATCAACGAATATTGCGGCATATGTGGGTCGGATATACGGCGCATGATCCAAGGGAATCACGATTCCATCCGACTCAAAAACCCATTTCCTTAATCAAAGAGATTGTCGACAATTGGGGGAAAGAGGGGCCGATTATTGACCCATTCCTCGGCTCCGGGACAACGATGGTTGCCGCCGAGCAACTGGGCCGCATCTGCTACGGGATGGAGATCGAGCCGAAGTATGTCGCGGTGACATTGGAACGCATGTCCGGCATGGGCCTTGAGCCGAAGTTGGTCACTGGTTAAGTCATGGCTTTACAGAACGGAACCAAGATCGGCGCCGAATTAAGGCGCTCCCAGGTCTTGCAATTAAAGCAGGCCGGGGCGTCCGAGCAAGCCATCGCCGAACAGCTCGGCGTGTCCAAGACCCAGATAAACAACGATGTCAAACGCCGGCTGGCCGAGATTCGGAAGGGTGATACCGAGGCGGTCGAGCAAGAATACACCCTCCAGAAGTCCCGCTATGAACGGCTCCTCCTTCGGTGGTGGAGCCAGGCTACCGGGTCCGACGACACCCAGGCCGCGAGGGCCACCGGGATAGTGCTGGACATCCTCCGGCGCCTGGATACCATCGGCGGTCTTGTGCCTGACAAGCCGTTGATGCAATTCAACCAGCAAAACGTCATGGTAGGTGGCGTGACCTTCGCGGACCTCCTCCGGGAAGCGATGGGCGATCAGGCGGTAGAGATTGAGGGGATAGTCTGCGATGACGTTGACCCAGGCTGAGAAGCGGTTCCTGGTTGACCACTCCAGGGCTGATCCGGATTATTTCTGGGAATCGGTCCTCGGCTGCCCCACGGTTTACGATAAGCAACTCCAGATGGCGAGGGCGGTCAGGGACCACAACCGGGTCGCAGTCGTTGGAGCCAACGGGACCGGCAAGGACTGGCAATCGGCGCGGCTGATGCTCTGGTGGATGGCGACCAGGTATCCGGCCATCTGTGTCGTCCTCGGCCCGACCCATAGGCAAGTCTCGGACATAGTCTGGAAGGAAGCCCGGAGCGCATACCTCACGTCGAGGATGGCGCTGGGCGGTCAGATGTACCGGACGGCCCGGTGGGAGTTGGATGACCGCCACTACGCGGTCGGATTCGCTACCGATAACGAGTACAACATCCAGGGCTTCCACTCGCCCAACCTCCTGGTCATCCTGACCGAGGCCCACAACATCGAGCAATCCCACATCGACGCGGTCAAGAGATTGAACCCGGCCCGGATGCTCCTGACCGGGAACGCCTTTGCGAGCTCCGGAGAGTTCTATGATGCCTTCCACGGCGGGTCCGACCTCTACCACACCATCGAGATCGCCGCTGCCGACACGCCCAACATACGAGAAGGGCGGGAGGTCATCCCCGGCATGGTGACCACCGAGCAGATCGAGGAACGGCGCCGGGAGTGGGGAGAGGGATCGGCCCTCTATATCGCCTCGGTCCTGGGACGTTTCCCGGACAACCTGGAGGACGCCATCGTCCCGCGATCTCTGCTGATGGACGCCGTCGAGCGTCAACTAGAACCGGAGGGCGAGGCGATGCTGGCTTGTGACGTTGCCAGATTCGGCGCCGACAAGACGGTCGTCTACCGCCGGCAGGGGAACGTCTGCCGGCTGGTCTGGAAGAGCCAGGGGCGAGACACCCAGGAGGTCGCCGGACACCTCAAGATGATGGCCGAGGACGACCCGGAAGTGACCGCGATAATCGTGGACGACACCGGAGTCGGCGGCGGCGTGACCGATAGGCTGAACGAGGAGAACATAGCAGGTGTCCGGATCGTCCCGTTCAACGGCGGGGAGAAGGCCCGGAGGTCAGACAGGTACGTCAACGCCATCGCCGAGGCGTGGCTGGAGTTGGGGCAAGCCTTCCGGGATGGGATGATAGACATTGACGACAACCCGGCGGTGATCGCCCAGCTATCGGCGCGGCGGTACACCGTCCAGGGAGACCGGCGCATCAAGTTAGAGTCCAAGGACGACTTCAAGAAACGGTCCAGCGGAAGCCCAGACGATGCCGACGCCCTGGCGATGTGCTATTC